ACAAATGCAGATGTAACTGCTAGAACTTTCTTTGCAAGTCAAATAACTATTGACGGCTCTACTAAAGCTAAGTTTTGTACAATCCATGACCAGCATTTAGTAGTAGCTGGATACCCTAGCACACCTAACACAATTTATTATAGTGGTACTAATGACATAGATAGCTTTAGCAGCTCAGGTTCAGGTAGTATTACTTTAGAAGATAAAGTAGTAGGATTAAAAAGTTTCCGTAATGAACTATTTATATTTTGTCGTAACTCAATATTTAAACTACAAAACATAAACAACTCTAGCACTATTGCAGTTGTACCTGTTACTAAAAACGTAGGTTGTTTAGATGGTCAAACAATCCAAGAGATTGCTGGTGACCTTGTATTCTTAGCACCTGATGGATTTAGAACAGTTGCTGGTACATCTAGAATTGGTGATGTTGAGTTAGGCACAATTAGTCAAGCTATACAGCCTATAATAAATGAGATTGCTAGAGCTTCTGATTCATTACAATTTAGCAGTGTTGTACTAAGAAATAAATCACAATACAGAATGTTTTATAGTACTAACTCAAGTAGTCAATTTACTGCAAAAGGCATAATAGGAACATTAAGAGCTAACGGATTTGAATGGTCTGAAACATTAGGAATACAAGCACCTGCTATTACATCAGGATTTAATAGTGCAGGAGTAGAAAAAGTATTTCATGGTGATAGAGACGGTAAAATTTATAATCATAACACAGGTAATAGTTTCAATGGTACTAACATTGAAGCAGAATATCAGTCACCTGATTATGATTACGGAGACTTAGGAACTAGAAAAACTTTAGACTATGTAAAACTTGCTTTTACTCCAGAAGGAGACTGCCAACCTTCACTTAGAGTTAGATTTAACTATGACAGTTTAGATACGCCACAACCTGCTGACATAATTTTAAATGAGATTCCACAACCTGCTATTTTTGGAACAGCAATTTTTGGAACTGAAAAGTTTGGAGCAACAGAACAGCCTTTAGTACAACAGAATTTAACAGGTAGTGGGCACAGTAATTTTTTTAAAGTCTTTAGTAATGACACTAAAGCACCATATTCAATTAACGGACTATATGTAAATTATAGACCATCAGGAAGAAACTAGGAGATATTTATAAATGGCTACTTATGTAAGACAGAGTTCATTCAGTGACGGAGATACAATCACATCGGCATTATTCAATAATGAATTTAACCAATTAGTTAACGCATTTAATGCAAGTTCAGGACATACCCATGACGGCTCTACAGCCGGTGATGGTGGACCAATTTCTAATTTGTTTAGTAACTCTTTAGTATTTGGTACAAACGCCAATACAGACATTGCTATAACATTTAACGCCACAACAAACGATGGTGTTCTAACTTGGAAAGAAGACGAAGACTACTTTGAATTCTCAGATGACTTGTTAATTGCTACAACAGAAAAAATACAGTTCAGAGATACAGGATTATATATTAACTCTAGTGCTGACGGACAGTTAGACATAGTAGCTGATACAGAAATACAAATAGCTGCAACTACAATAGACATAAACGGTAACGCAGATATCTCTGGTAACTTAGGTATAGGTGGAAACTTAACAGTTACAGGAACAACTACTTTTAATGGTGGTACACTTACTTTAGGTGACTCAGCAGCTGACAATGTTGTCTTTGGTGCTGACGTAGACTCTAACATTATACCAGACGATGACGGTACATATGACCTTGGTAGTTCTTCACAAGAGTGGAGAGACTTATACATAGACGGTACTGCACACATTGATACGCTAGACGTAGATGTAAATGCTACAATTGCAGGAACTCTAGGTGTTACAGGCGTACTAACCGGTACAAGCTTAGACATATCAGGCAACGTAGACATTGATGGTACACTAGAAACAGACGCACTATCTATAAATAGCACAGCAGTTACAAGTACTGCAGCTGAATTAAACATATTAGACGGAGTAACATCTACTGCAGCAGAGATAAACATCCTAGATGGCGTTACAAGCACCGCTGCTGAACTTAACATCTTAGATGGTGTCACGAGTACAGCTGCTGAAATAAACCTCTTAGACGGAGTCACAAGCACTACAGCAGAGCTAAACATCCTAGACGGAGTTACCAGTACTTTTACAGAGTTAAATCTTTTAGACGGTGTGACAAGCACCACAGCTGAATTAAATATACTTGATGGCGTAACAAGTACTGCATCTGAGATTAATATCTTAGACGGAGTAACTAGTACTGCTGCCGAACTAAATATACTTGATGGCGTAACAGCTTCTGCAGCCGATATTAATCTTATAGATGGTATTACTAATGGAACTGTTATAGCTAGTAAAGCCCTTATAGCTGATGCTAACATTGACATTACTGGTGGTAGAAACGTAACAATCTCTGGAGAACTAGACGCTGCTACACTTGATATCTCAGGTAATGGAGACATTGCAGGGACACTAGCAATTAGTGGTGGTTCATCTAATGGTGTATTAATATCACAAGGTGCTATAAAAATTAAAAATGGTGGAGCTAAGTCTTACGTAGACTTCTACTGTGAATCATCTAATGCTCATTATACAAGAGTAGAAGCTGCAGCTCATGGGACTTACTCAGGTAATGTTACAGCTACGCTACCAGTAACAACAGGTACTCTTGCTTTGGTATCCGAAATACCTACAACAGAAGAAATACAAGACCTTGTTGGAGCCATGACTACTTCCAACACAGAAACAAATATTACAGTAACCTATCAAGACTCTGATGGTACTATTGATTTTGTTGTTGATGCAGCCCAGCCTAACGTAACAAGTTTAGGTACACTTACAGCTCTTAGAGTTGATGATGTAGTCATTAACGGTACAACTATTGGACATGCAGACGATACAGATTTAATAACTGTAGCCGATGGTGTTGTAACAGTAGCAGGAGAATTAGATGCTGCTACCCTAGACATTAGTGGTAACGCTGATATTGATGGTACATTAGAAGCCGATGCAATTACTGTAAATGGTACAGCTTTGGCAAGTGTTATTGCAGGAACTACAGTAGCCAATGCTACAACTGCTGCAGTAGCTACAGCCGTTACTATTACAGACAACGAAAACACAAACGAAAACAACGCAATTATCTTCACAGCCGGTGGAGACTTAGACGGTGGTAACTTAGGTTTAGAATCAGACGGTGATTTAAAATACAACCCAAGTACAGGAACTCTTTCTGCTACTAATATTTCTGTTAGTGGTACACTTAGTACTGTAGACTCAGTTACTATGAGTGCTAACAATGCCGTTATATTTGAAGGTGCTACAGCTGATGCACACGAAACTACACTTACTGTTGTAGATGCTACGGCTGATAGAACAATTACTTTACCTAACGTATCAGGTACAGTTCCTGTATTAGCTGCAGCAAGTAATACACAAATTACTTCTACACCTGCAGAGCTAAACATCCTTGATGGTGTTACAAGTACAGCAGCTGAGTTAAACATCCTTGATGGTGTTACAAGTACAGCAGCTGAGTTAAATATACTTGATGGAGTTACTAGTACAGCTGCAGAACTAAACATTCTTGATGGAGTTACCAGCACAGCTGCAGAATTAAATATACTTGATGGAGTTACATCAACTGCTGCAGAACTCAATGCCTTAGATGGTATTACTGCAGTAGTTGGAGAGCTTAATGCTCTTGACATAGGTAGCACAGCAGTCGGTACAGCAGTAGCTTCAAAAGCAGTTATACTAGACTCTAACAAAGATTACACAGGTGTTCGCAACTTTACAATTTCAGGTGAGCTTGACGCAGCTACTTTAGATGTAAGTGGCAACGTAGACATTGATGGAACATTAGAAGCTGATGCTATAACAGTTAACGGTACTTCTCTTGCAGAAACTATTTCTGATACAGTCGGAGCTATGTTTAGTTCTAATACAGAAACAGGTATCGCTGCAACTTATCAAGACGCTGATAACACGATTGACCTAGTTATAGGCAATGATGCGATTGTTCAATCAATGATTGCTGATAATGCTATTGATTCACAACATTATGTTGATGCTAGTATTGATGTGGCTCACATGAGTGCTAACAGTATTGATAGTGCTCAATATGTAGACGGAAGTATAGACACTGCTCATATAGCAAACTCACAAATAACCGTTGCTAAGATGGCAGCTAATAGTGTTGACTCAGCCCAATATGTTGATGGCTCAATAGATACAGCTCATTATGCTGACAACTCTATTACAGGAGCTGAATTAGCAGACAACATAGACATCGCTGGAACTTTTGATGTTACGGGTGCTACAACATTAGATAGTACATTAGCAATAACAGGTATAGCAACAGCAGCTAAATCAGCAAATATTACAGAAGTGGCTTTAGCAGATGGAACTACAGCTTGGGATGCAGCAGCAAAAGCTAACGCAACCTTAGTCTTAGAAGAAAACACAACTATATCAGCTCCGGGTAACCCAGTTGCAGGAGCAATTATTAGTATAGAAGTAGCACAACATGCATCTTCAGGACCTTACACACTAGCTTGGAATACAGTATTTGAATTTGCTTCAAGCACAACTCCAGTAATGACAGCAACAGATGCTAAAACAGATGTGTATGCATTTAGATATAACGGCTCAGTCTGGCAAGAAATTGGCAGAAGTCAAAACATGGCACAAAGTTAATACATGGAAACTTTACAACGTACAGCTAATAGAGGTTCTGTATCTACAGGATATAATATTGAAAATTCTATAAAGCTAGAAACTGCTAATAACGAATGGCTTATCAGAGCTAGTCCAACAGCAGGTAATAGAAGAAAACATACCTTTAGTTTTTGGATTAAAAGGTCAACACTAGGTAATCCTAGTGCAAGTGGAACTGGTTATGTAATAGGTCAAGGTCAACATGGTCGACTGTTTTTTAGTAGTGATTTCTTTCAATACAGATTTGATGACGGACATGATGTTCGTGATGTAACTACAAAACATCGTGACCCTTCGGCTTGGTTGCATGTTGTTGTCGCAGTAGATACCAATCAATCATCTTCTAGTAACCGAGTAAAAATATATTTCAATGGAGTTCAGACAACAACTATTGACCTTGATGGTGGTAGTTATCCAGACCAAGAAGACCAAGCTAGTGGGTGGTTTACTACTAACTATCTAACAATAGGAACAGCACCTTTTGGAG